TAAGAAAAACCTCATAATATATGTGCTTAGTGTTATAACACTGATAAGCCTTATAGGAATTCTTTCTAGTACCCCTGGGTTATTAGCAATTATTTCCTACTGCCTAGGTATAGGTACATTGAGAGAGAAATAAAAAACAAGACAATGACTAAAGAAGAAATAGAACAGTTAGCATTTAAAAGTTATGGTGATACCTTATTAAAAGGTAGTTTTATGCATGGCTACACTCAATGCCAAGAAGATATGGATGATACCTCAAAAGTAACAAGGTTTGAAGTCATTGATACAAATGGTAGAGTATATCAAAAGTGGAACTGTAATGTAGAATTATCCTATCAAGATGATGGCAGAACTTTAAAAGTATTTATTAAACCACTAAACAAACAAGACTAATGAAAGATATGGAGAAACCAATTTTAGATAAAAATATAAAGTTTGAAACTGCTTATGGGTGGTTAACTGGATGGTATAAAGAAGTAAAAATGAGTTGCGGAGATATTCATTATTTTTTTATAGTAGAACACATTAGGGCAAATAAACATTGGACTTATTTTAAGGAAAATGAAGTGTATAAATGGGAGTACGTTTAAGGCATTACCTATAACGTTACTCGGCTAAACGATGTTATTTTTAACGATTAAATAAACGAAAATATGAATTATACAGAACAAGAAATGATAGACTGCTTTACAGCAGGGGTAAAATTTGCAAGGGATATGATGAACAACCCAAGTAATACTGAATACATAATGCAAATTAATAACGAAAAGCAAGTTAAAAATAATATTGTTTTAGCCGATGTTAGCGGTTCGTTTGGGTTCGATGAAGGCTATTCAAAGGGGTATAGTGATGCTCAAAGAGAAGCAGCCCAAGAAATACGAGAACACTACCACCCAAATGACCGCTAACGTTTTGCGGCTTAAAGAAGTAAAAATGGCAAACGATAAACTTTCAAAATATGCACAAATGCTGATGCCATTTTTATTTCTTTTAAGGTGCTGTTATAGGTTAGTTTTTTTATCCATTATTTTTTTTCTCTGTGTCCTCAATTTTTAAACGACAAATAAATGCAACAAGAATTATTTATAGAATATCAAGATTACAGCAATAAGAAAGTACTAATCGGTTTATCAGGAGGCATAAATTCAATGGCTGTGCTTTGTTGGTTGGCTAAATACCCGACTGAGTACAAGCCAAAGGAGTTACATTTATTCTATGCACATTTTGAGGAACATTCAGAAGGAACATTGGAGTTTGTTTTGGCAGGGGTTGAATATGCAAAGGAGCACTTTGAAAATGTGCATTACAAGCAAACAAATAATTCAGTAGTTGATTTTTTTCGGGAAATGAATATGATACCGCACCCGACAGTTGCACCTTGCACACGACTTTTGAAAATTATACCAATGGCTGAATATGCAAAGGAACATGGAACTGATATTGATTTGGTTGGATATGTGAAAGATGAAAAAAGGCGTATTAAAAATATGTGGGCAAAAAATCCGCAAACGAAAACTACAAAAGGATTTCCGATTGCTGACAAAGAAAATGAATGGTGTTTTCAAATTGTATTGAGGGAACTTGGATTTTACCCTGCTATTTACGATTTGAAAGACAATACAGGCAAACGGATTTTCTTACACAATAACTGCTTACCTTGCAAGAATTGGAATAAAAAAAACTTTGCTGCTGGAAACGAATACTATCCCGAAAAAATGAAACCTGCCATTGAATTGCAACAGGATTTGGAAAAGCATTGGGGTAGAGAGGATTTAGATATTTATACACGATTTGATAAACAAGAATGGGAAACAAACGAAGATGGTCAAACTTGCGAATACTGTGCATTTGATTAGTTCCGCCTCTGTGTCCTCTTTAAAAAAATAATGGATAAAAAAATTACCTATAACTAATGGCTAAACGTAACAAACATTGCAATAAAATGGAGAAACTAACTAATAGACAGGTAATTATGATTTCAGATAAACAATCAGAATCATTAAAGGTTTTAAAGTCCTACAATGTAAACGTGTCCAAGTTCATAAGATTGGCTATCAAAGAAAAATTGGCGAAAGATTGGAAAAGCATTAAAGAGAAAAAAGAAAAAGTATATTGCCCTTTTTAAACACTACCGAATTTTGTTGATTTCTTAATGGTAGTGAATAGGTTGCGTGAGTGTATGTCGAGTGAAAGGAAACTTGAGCCTATTGTTTTGTACTAAATGGTATTATACTAAAAAGTATAATTAAGCACCCTACAACCTGAATATCAAAGCTAGAATCATAAGGAAAGTCAATGGGTAGGTTATGGTTAAACTTTATCGAATACTCATAAACCTCTAGAGTGTCAAACAACTGATTGTCCTTCATTTATTAAACGGATTGTGCGGATTTTTGCGATGTCGGTTAAAGTTACTTGAATAATCTCTACTCCGTATTTCTTTACCTCTGAGCGAACCTTTTTAGTTATTAGGTTGTCAATGTCATTATCTATACATTTAACCCATTCACTACTCATAATAACACCCTTTATAATACCTTGAGAGATGTCAGAAATAGCATCTACATTATCAAACAATTCTAAACAAAATGTCTTAACATCTACTATCCTATATTTAACTACCGATTTTATAACTATATTTTGTTCATCTAATGTTACCAAAGATTGAGCAGGTAAAGTTAAGGTAGTAAGCATCGTGTGTTGTTGGATGTACTCATCTACGAAAGGCAATTTAAAATGGATCCCTTTCTTTAGAACTTTATTAAACTTTCCGTTGCGTAAAAATACAGCCTCTTGATATTCCCTTATAATAAATACAGGGTTTATGTGGTCGATTATGCTTATACAGAAGTCTATTAGTTTATCAAACATTAGTACACCTTTCCGTTTACAATTTTTAAATTCCTTACTCTGAAATTTTCTCCGTCCATTTCTACTACTGCAAACCCGTGATTATGATTGTTTACTTCCATATATCTAGGCTCTAATTCACACAAACATCCAGTAGAATAAGTTACTACCACATCACTATCATATACCTTTTCCGTAGCTTCTGAAGTTCTGTGAAAGTGTCCACAAATAGCGTGTCGTTTCAATTTAGCAAATAAAGAACGGGCAGGATTAACACCTCCGCTACCTTTCATCTTATCCCCATGTTCAACCAACAATTTACCGAAGTAACACTTTGTCCCGTGTGGCAAATAGTGAATGCCTTTCTCTCCTAACTTTAATAAAATATCAATCCTAAACTCTTGAACGTCTAATAATTCAGGTGCTTTAACTCGTAGGTATCTTTCTAGTCTATGCTCGTGGTTTCCTGTAATGTAATAAATTAAAGCCTTTGGAAAGTTCTTTTTTAGTGTATCAAAGAAATCTCTAGCCATTTCAAGTTCATCGGCTATCGAAGTTACTCGTGGGTCTTTCTCGTGAAAACTTAATTGGTAAAAGTCAATCATATCACCATTGATAAAGATTGCATCTACATTCTCTTTTTGCCCGTATTTTAAGGCTGTGGTGAGTGCTTCGTTATCGTGGTAAGGGAAATGTATATCCGACAATAAAAGTACTTTAGAAATTGATTTTGGTAATCGCCAAACCTCCCTAGCTTCTGACTTTGATTCGGGTAAGTTAAACGGGTTGTAATTAAATTTAGGCTCTTGGAATAATGATTTATCAGTAGTTTTTGTACTATTAACTAGCCCCCTTATCCTATTTATACAGCCTCTAGCGTGTTCAATAGAGTTGTAAATTTTTGGATTATCTTTATACAACTTCTTAGCTAGTGTTAATTTAGGGGAACTAGGAAATCGTTTTACTAATTCCCTTGCTGTTTTTGTTGGCAACCCTTCGCCTGATTTGTGAGCCATTATCTAAAGATTAAGTAAACATTAGTAACCACCCCTACGATAATCGCCCCAAACATTCCGAACTTGTATTTTATGATTTGTCTTTTAGACTTTTTAACTTGCGATTCGCAAATTGCGATTTGCGATTTCTGACCTTTAATATATTCAGACTGCAAACTTATCTCTTTGCTTTTATCCCAAAGTAAAACGGAATCAGCCTTTATAATGTCAGTACAATTACCCCGTACTAATAAATCGTTATACTCTCTAGCGGTTAGGCAAAGCGTGTCTTGTGCTATTGCGTATTGAATCCCGAATGTGTTTAAGCTGATTAAGAGTAAGATTGCTTTGAAATGGTTTTGCATAGTTTTCAAGTATTTTATTGCGTTCTAATGAATCAATTTTACTCTTTGCTTGTATTCCGTTCAACTCCTTTTCAATCTCTTTTAAATGCGATATAATGAACTCCTTTTGTGTTTTATACTCAATGTTATCACGCTGATATTTTAACGTATTATTTCGAAAAATATACGCAATTAAAACTATAAACAAAATTAAAGTTAAATAATTATTCTTTAGGTACGTCATTAGTCCTCAGAAAAGAAGTTAGTTAAAAACTTACCCACAACACCCGTTAAGATAATTGCAATAGATAAGGCTTTGCCCCAATCATCCGCAATAGAGTAGGTAGTTAGCAAAGTTGAAATACTTAATAAAGCATCGCCTACCTTTCTCCACTTCTTAGGGGTTGCACTTTTGTACATATCTGCTATGTTTTTCATACGATTGTTATATAAATATTATTTTGACCTTCTAGTTTTTTCATTAATTTCTCATAAGCTATTTTACTTAGCGAGATAGCATCTTTTGTTTTATCTAATCCAACTAAAATACATCCGTGAGTATCAATTGCCTTATTCCCTTTGTGTATTCTTATTCCCTCAAATTGCGGAACATCTAAAAGTAAAGGCATCATAACCTTAAAGCGATTGCTCATATTCACAATCACCTTATAACGTCCGTATGGGATACAAGTTTCTCCGTAGATTTTTACCTCTCGTTTCACATCTTCTAAAGTGTAACAAAAGAAAGTATTATCAATCCACATTTCGCCAATGGTTGAACTATCTGTAAACTCTTTTCTTATTACTTTTAGCTCCATTATTCCTCTAGTTTTTCAACTCGTTTCTTTAAGTCTGTATGGTCATCCTTTAAGTTAGAATGGTCATTTGCTAATACCTTTTTTCTTTGCCTTCGTTATGGTTATAACGGATTCGGTTTTCTTTTTCATTTGCCCTTCTTTAAAAATTCACTTCTCCATTTCCAAACAGTATAGCCGATAGCTAAGAGTAAAGAAAACAATTTTAAGGCATTTTCTATATCAGTAAATGTAATCGCAATAGCTACACAATGTAACACTGGTACATCAAAGTAATCTAATAATTTAGTCACAACGGAGAGATGTTTTTAAGTTAAATAAATATAATTTTCGCCATCACAATCTACACTGATAGTGGATTCTTTTTCTTTTTCGGTTAGTTCTCTTTCGGGATATAAAACAATATTTTCTACTGTCTTTCCGTTTTCATCAATACCTTTTATAGTATTTTTTATTGCTTTAATTGTTATCATGGTTTTATATGCATTAATTGAAATGATGAAAGAATTGCTGTATCTGCTGCATTTGTTAAAGTAGCTGTTATAATCAAATATTTTCCGCTTAAATCAGCGGTTATCGGTGTCATTGCTCCAGAATTTGCGGTAAAATCATTTGCCGAATTTACTGTTGCCCTAAAAATCATTGCACTGGTTAAAGAATTTTTATATACTATTCGTCTTATAAATTGACCACCATACAATGAAGCTGCAGCGTGTGTGTATGTTCCAATCTTTACAGGTGTACCTGCCATATTGTTTGTAGTATTGTAGTATAAATTCCAAACAATAGTTCCTGCTGTTCCCGTTTTATTAGCTATAGCTAAGAAATCTAATGAACTATTAGCTGTTAATGTTGGAACTAATAAACCTGCTAAATATGTCTCTGCTGTTGTTCCCGTAATAGTTTTATCAGTGTTATCATACGCAGCATATTTTAAATCACGTGCATCGGTTAATGCTGAATTATTTGTTTCAACTATCCCTAATGTACTTGCACTCTTATTTTTCCATAAACTTGTAGAACTTTCATAAGCTAATATATCCTTATCTGCTGAACTTGTTAGTAATACATTATGCAGTTCATCTAATTCATAACCATTATCTACCTTTACATAGATAGTACCTTGTGTTATATGTGAATAAACTACATAACCAATAACAATCAAATGTAGAGGTGAAAGAGGTTTTATATTTGTTATCCTTCCTGCTGTTACTCCACTTAAATAAAGTATATCACCATCTGCCCACGTTTCAGATTGTAAACTACCAGTAGTATTTATTCCTCTTACTAATCCGCTTGTAGTTATAAATCCTTCTTGATTATTTGCAATCGTTTCCGTTACAAGTCCTATAGTCTCAGCAGATAATCCATCATTAGTGGCTAATGCTAAATCTACTTTTAATCGTTGCCCTTGTGATCCAGTTAGTCTGACAGCTTGATAATTAGCTTCTAATAAAGTAATACTTGTTGCTGTCTTATTTACTACCCGAACCACTTGCTCCTGACCAACTTGTAAAGTAACATTTCCACCTTTTAATTTAAGGTCTAAAGTACCATCAGTATCATTCCATACTAAACTACCTGCACCCGTTGGTACATTTGTAGGTGTATTATCAAATTCTAAATTACCTAACTGAATCCCGAACTCTCCTAAATTAACATCCGATGTCGCTCCAGTATAAGGTACTACCCCTGTAAGATTTATTATCATTATGCCGTTATATTAATAACCTCTGTTGTGAAGTCTGTTGTTGCTACCGATTGATTTAAAACCCCATCTATGTAAACATTAATAGTACCTGAACAGTCGCCACCACTATCGCAAACATAACTACCTCCACAATTAACTCTTGCAATCTCGACCCCGTCACCATCGTAAATAATTACATATCCATTTATTGGTAAGTCATTACATACATCAGTATAACATTGATTATTAGTAACGAATGTTAGGTTAAAGTCTATACTGAAATAAGCATATTGATAGTTAGCCTCAAAACTGATATTATCGTATTCTGCTTGTCCTACTGTTATTCTATCGGTCACATATTTTTCAGCTACTATACGAACTATCTTAGCTTTTAAACCTGCTTTTAATGCTGAGTTGCTTGTTGTTACTACACTTATAATCTCAGAAATAAGATTGTCAGATAAATACTGGTCATCTGCATAAGTCTTTTTTAAGAAACCTACAAACTTTAAAGGTATGTTAGTTCGGTATTGTACTCCTATCCCTCCTGTATTAGTTTCTTCAGTTACCGATACGTCCCCGTTCTTTCTCCAATAACAACAAGAGCCTAAAGAGTCTAAATTTATTTCAGCATATTCACCATTCGATGCGTATTGTGCTGGATAAATTCTACCCTCTCTCTCAATCCTTTCAGCTAGACAAATGACATTATTAAAATACCCTAGATTAGATATTTTAGTATTTATGTATGTTATTACGTCCTTTATCACGTTATAAAAATAATTATTTTAAATGTTTGTTTTAACCTATTATTAAAAAGTCTATGCTACGATTTCAGCACTTGCTGTATAGTGAACTCCTACTAAATCTCCTACTGCCCCGTTTACATCTCCCGTTGCAGATACTACTAATCCATAATCCATTATCCCCGTTTGCGCTGATGCTGTTTGTACGGCAGGTGTTGTACCACTTATTCTATAAGGTACTGCTCCTGCTCCTACGGGTGTAAATAATGTAATAGCAGGTACTTTAAACATTCTTACAGGAAAGATTATATTAATGTAACAAGCTAATGCCGTTGCTGCTGCCTTACCGATTATTCCAGTAACTCCATTACCTGCCGTTGCTACTGCTAATGATGCAGCAGGGACAGTTGTTAAAGGGAATGATTTGCAAAAACGTCTTTGACATCTTAGTAAGTTTTCAGAAAAAGAAGGCTCGATATAATCAACAGCCTCAGTACCTAAAGTTATTTGTGCTTCTGCAATACTCACGTTATCCGTTGTACCTCCTGTTGCATCTGAAAAGAAAACCACTACTAAGTTCTTTGCATTTGTTGGTACTGTAAAAACTGCACTAGAACGTGTCCATGTATTCTCAACCGTTGCACAAACAAGATAAGCACCTGTTATTGTTCCGTTCTCTCCCGTTGGGCTTGGGTCTGGTGTTATAGCTGCTAAGTTTGTATTCCATGTTGGGTCTCCTGCTGTTGTAACACTCCATGCACCACTTAAAAAAGCAGGGGACGTATCAATAGTTCCTGCACTTGTTAATTGCAAAAGTCCTAGTTTAAAGTTTTTAGAAGTTCCTACTTTCATATTATGCTTAATAGAAACCCTTACTTTCTTACCTAGTAAATGACGCATATCTTCGTTTAATATCCATTGACTAGCCATAACCTTTTTACCTGCTGTCGCTGCGATAATAGAACCATAGTAACGAGAGTCTAGTCCCGTGTCAGGAGCAGAACCCGTGTCTACTTGTTGCCAATTTAAGTTAGTCGCTACCGAAGTAGTAACACTCCAAGCATCCGCTACAACACCTGCTCTCGTAGTTGTTGACACACTTGCAATAGCTGTCGATGCTACTGCTACCTTTTGCTGAACACTAAACCCTCCATTAACAAGTATATTACGTTCATCTAACCCGTTATGATTAAGAACAGATATAACTCCATTGTCATCTATCGTACAAGCTCTGCGGTTTGTATCAATATAAAATTCTGTTTTGTTAGCTGCTGGTGTTGAGGGTGCTGCGCCCTTTGTCATTTTTAATCCCATTTTTTATCCTATTTCTAAAGTTGAACCTTCTCCTATTTCTAAATATTTTGTATCTGCTATCTCGTAATACCCTGAGTAAAAAGCCGAATACCCGTCTGTTACCGTTTGGTCTAATGCAGGTGCATATTTTGTAATTACTAAGTCAGGTAAAGCAGAACTAACTATTAAGTCCCCTGCACCCAAAATACTTGAGCCGTTAATAGTTTTGATATTAGTAGCACTTACTAAGTCATCTTGCTTTGCATCTAAAGCACTTTGTAAATCGGATTGAGTAGATAAAGTTCCTGTAATAGAACCCCATGCAGAGCCCCCTCCGCTAGTTATATTCCCTAAAACATTATAATCAGTCCCATCATATTGAACTATTACACTATCGTCCTGACTTGTTATATCTAATGTAGCCCCCCCATCAATTAACGAAGGTGCAACAGGCGTTAAAACTATTTTACCTACCCCTGAATCAACTTTCTTTATGCTGTAAATTCTGTAATAAGTAGCACCATTAAATACATAAGATGTTGTTTGTCCGACAGGCAATGTAATAATCCTATCCGTTCCTGCTGTTGTTACTAATATAGTCCCATCGGTATAAACCATTACATAGTCAGCACTTTTAGAATCTACCTTACTACCTATACTTGATCCAATAGTATTAATATCATTTACAAGCGAACGAATAAAATCGTTTGTAATTGACGAATAAGTTAAGCTATTCCAAACCGTAGCCCCGTCACCTAATTTATAATGACCAGTATCGGACTCAATACCATAGTCCCCATCTGCTAAAGTTGGATTACCTGAAGTAAATAAAGCCTGTGTAGTTATTCTTATAGCCATTACTTTAGTGCGTTCGCTAATTCAATGTTTAATACTCTTAAAAATTCAGACTTCTCTCTAGTGCTTAAATTAAAAACCCTTCCATATCTTTCTACTTTCTTAAAGTTTTCGTCTGACAATCTAGTTTGATAATGATTAGCATTTATCTTTACAGCTTGTGGTGGTGCGCCTATTTTAGCGTTCGCCCAATTTCTATGTAAGTCACCTGTTAAAAATAAATCTACATTTAACGTATTAGCATTTCTACCTATTGTCTTTTTATAGTTAAGCCAATTTTTAAAGTATCCTGTTTTATGAGGTTGCCCGTTATCAAAAACAGACTTACCAGTCTTTCCTTTTGTTGCTACTTTCTTAACTCTATTAAAAGGATTCTTAGTAGGGTTAACATAAATCTCACCCCCTTTATAAATACCTATTACTGAATTATCTGAATTTTGTGCTTGTAAGAATATTCGTCTACTTTGTAAAGACATAACACTACGAACCGCTAATTCCAAAGGCTTATTAACCTTTTGTATTTGCGATACCTTTTCATTCATCTTTTTAATGAACTCATCAGTAGTCATTATGGTAGTATTATAGCGCTTTTAACGTAGTCCTGACACTTAAAACAAACGTCACCTTTAGGTATGTTTATCTTTTTAATAGTAGCCTCTAATGCCTCGTTATAGCTTTGAGTAAAAAACTCTAATGCTTTTTGATTTCTCTCAGCGTGAATATTTACTCCTGTATTTTGGCGATTAGAATAATATAAAGCGTATTGCATCACCTCCATACCTGTTTTATAAAGTATAGGCATTGCCATTAAATTAGCTAATTCACATAGCCAATTATCAACAGCACATTGTACCGAATAATTAACACTTAACCCAAACGTATGAGTACCTGTTGAAAGTGAACTTCTAATCTTTGCATCCGATTCACCCAAGTAAACAGGCGAAGATGAAATATAATAATTGTTGTAAACATATCCTACACAAGATGCACAACCTTCGTATCTTAATGAAGTAGTGTTTGAACTTATACCTTCCGTATCGTAAACAAAGATTAAATCTAGTTTACGCTTAGGGCTTGAATATGTTTTATTGATTGTTTTAGTTACTATCGTATCTGCTACCGCATCAATATTAATCGTGTCTAATAAAGTGCCTGAAACTAAGTCGTAAACAAATACTGGAATGGTTTGCGTTGTGCTAATCTGTATAGAAATAGCATTTACAAACACATTAAAATAAGATTGATAATTTGAAAGAGTTAAACTAATACCTCCATAAGTAGAAGCAATGCCACTCTTTAATTGTAAAGAATCCTGATAGTGTCCCAATAGCTGAGAATCAATAACAGACTTTGAAATAATGTGTTCAGAGAAATGGTTTTGAATAGTTTTACGAACTAAATCCGTAGCTAAACGAATCTTATCTTCTATAAATTCTATTCCACTTGAATAGTCGTTATTGATATACTGCCCTGCATAATCAGCAGAAATACCTATATCCTCAATAAAGAAAACACTAGACCCTGTTGAGGTAGTGCATTTACTTTTTATTCCTATAATATCATCAAAACAAGTAGCCATTGGATTTTATAAATTAAAGGGGGTGCAGACTATGAAACTACACCCCCCTAATTAGTACTAAGCAGCGTTCGTAACTAAGACTTTGTTTACATAAACAACACCTTGATACTCGTCACCGATTTTATACATATCCGTTGGTAATCCAACCAATTTAGTATTTGCATATCCAATTACTGAGATAGTTCCACAAGCATCAGATAAAACGATGTCAATAGGAATACCAGTACGTGGAGAATTAACTCTAAATTTAGCATAATTTGCACCTAAGTTAGCAACCTGTGGAGCTTCGTTATAGTGAATCAATGCTAATGAACCAGCTTGAAATACAATTGATTTGTTTTCAGAACCTAAAGCAGTAGCAAGACGTTTATCGTACAAGAATGCTTTACCATACTTGTTACCAATATCCATAATGTCTACTCCTGTATCTGAACAACAACCTGCATCTAGGTAACGACCATACTTAAACATTTTAGTCCCACCTACTACGATTGAAGTACCACAATATCCTGTTTGCATTAAAGCTAAATCTAAATCAGCAGAACCTGTGTAGTCGATTGTTTTAGCAGCCTCAGAAATCAATGTAGAAATAACTAATTCATCAGAACCATTTACTCCTGCAACATTTGTAGACCAGTTACCAAAAAGCAAAGCCAATTGATTAGCTGTTTGTGTTGCAACTTTTCGCTCTAAAGCATCAATTACTTTACCAATCTTCTTAGCAATCATTGATTGTACATCATTAGTACAAACAGTTGCCAAAGAAACAGTAGTAAAACTTTCTTCTGCTTTTAACCAAACATTTGGGTCAATATCATAGATTTGTGATTTGTCAAAAGTTTCAGTAGTAGAAGTACAAGTTCTTGCACCACTTCCTGAAGTAACCTCTGATTCTAATAGACGTTGGTCATAAACCACACGAATATTTTTTACTTTACCGTTATCACCTGCAACCGATTGAGCGATACCCATAGCTTTTTGTGTAGCTAAGATTGCTTCAAGTGCTGGCATTGACTCCTGTGGAGTAGGACAAGTAACGAACTCGTCATTAAGCATTGACTGTAAAATTTCACAATCAACATAATTTGATGTTAAATAACTCATTTTTTATATAAGATTTTTAAGAAGATTAATTTTTATTTAAACCAGTTGAAGGATGGTTGCCTACGGTGTAGTTTAAAGGATACAGCCTACGGTAATAGTAACAATTGCGTTGTTGATGTAAAAATAATACTTATATTTTATTGCTTTGCATATTATTAAAAAGTAAGCCCCAACTAAATTAATAGTCAGGGCTTAAATTGAGAGTAGTTTTTTATTATACTACAAAGGGGTTGCTACCTTTCTGCCATTTGGTGTTGTTGTGGTTGCAGTATTTGTTGTTGTAGTTGTTGTTCTGCGTTGCCCGTTATCAGGGTTTAACATATACAATTTACCCTTTACAGCTTCATCCTGCAATACATCTGCAATCTCCATAAACGAACCATTAACTTTAGGATTAGGTATTCTTTTCCCTTCTTTGTCAAGGATAATAGCTTTTCCTGTTTCATCTAAATCAAATTTATAAGTCTTTTCAATCTTAGATAAATACCCTTCTTTTTCAAACTCATTAATATCTGCTTTGAACTTAACTTTGTTTAGTTCCTGAGCCTTAAAGAAATCTAACTTAACATTCTTTTTCTCGCTCTCAGAAGATTGTTTAAATGTTTCAAACTCAGAAGTAGTAGCTTTTAAAAGACTTTGATAGTCATTTGCTTTACCTAAAACTTTGTTGTATTTTTCTTCCAACTCTTTTACTTTTTCATCATTACCCTTACCTGCCTTTTCAGTCAAGTCAGCAATAACAGTCTTTTGTTTAGCATCGTACTCAGATACAACAAATTTTAGTTTGTCTGTTACCTTCTTATCCTTTAAGTCATCAGAGTTAAAGTCAATATCTAAATCAAATCCTTTAGCTACTTTCTTGATCTCGTTTTCTAAAGTTCCAAAAGTTTTACCTAGAATCTTTTTTACTGATTCGTTTTCTTCTGTAATGTTAGATTGTTTGATAAAGTCCTTTTCAAAGGTTGCTTTAAATGTATCTAAATCTTTAATGTCATCCGCTTTGATACCTAAGTATTCAAAGACTTCTTTTGTTTCTAAAGCCATAGTTTATTTTGTTTTTGTCCCCTTAGATTTTGCAGTAAGAGGTTCTGCAACTTTTTTACTTTCTTCAATAGGTGTTAAATCTAATTTTGTTTCGCTTCCGTTTTCGTGAATGATTGTTGTTTTCAATTCCTCGTAAAACGTAGGAGCTTCTACTACTTCCATGTGCATTGTCTTCATTAACTGAGCATCTTTAGCTAGTTTTTCAGCAATGTATTTTGGATTGCCTTTTGCATCCCGTACCAACACATCCCCTGCTTCGTTTCTTTTATAGTTCATTTTTATTCTTTTTTAGTTGTTCTATTGTTAATTTAACTCTATTTGAAAAAGACTCTTTCTGAAGATTGATTAATTTGTTTTTACGATTAACAGATTTACAAAGTTCCTTCCACTTCTTATTGGTTAAGTCGAAAGCTATTGACATCTCTTTGTTATCTAAGTATGGAGTAGAGAAATAAGTTCTTAGATAAGAATTTAATATCTCATTAAACTTTTCCTTTTCGTCTTCTTGCTCTTTTCTACGCTTATCTAAATGGTCATTGATAGCGTGTTTCAATTCCTCATTAACAGCAGGGTGAACAAACTTGCCGAATGAAATAAATCGACCTAAAAATCTTTTTAATTTATTGTACATAGTTTTTAATATTTAGGCAAATATACAAATTATTATTCAATATAACCTAAACTTCTTGCTCTTTCTAAATCATTTTCTGATACGATTGCTTCTGAAACAGGAATTAAAGAATGCAAACAATTGTACCCACCTAAGTAAGAATAAATAGTACTCTCATTTGTCCCATCTATTTCACCTCCCCAAGTTCCATCGCCATTATCACAAGTACCTAAGTTTTGTCCGTTTCCCCAGCTCTCGATTTCTTTATAGTGGTAGTAATTTCCTACTCTCTCTCTACAAAAACATCTAGTATTTTTTACAATAGTTCCGCTAAAGTAAAACCAATCATTCCCCAATTCCTCAGATAAGATACTTGTATAACTCCTATCTGCTATCGCAAAAGAATCATTTGTAATCTGCTTGGTGTACTTTAATATTTGACTTGCCTGTTCTTCGTCACCTTTAATAAACAATTCAATAGATGAAATAGTGTCACCTATGTTAGCGCCATTCACAACAGCATTCTCTAACATTGATTGAATAGGCTTTACCGAAATGTTTACATACGGCTCACCTGCTAAAGCATCAACAGCATTACGTTTAGCAATCTCTAAATAACTTTCTGATGCTAATGGGTTTGGTGTTTCTCCGAATCCTTTACTAATTAACCTATCATTTACTCCTGCTTGTACATCAAATTCTTTAGCGAACTCTTTAACAGCATCTAAATATTCACGATTAAGAAATATTGATTTTAACTCGTCCGAGATTTCGGCAATAGCCTTTAAGTTCTTTGAGTTAATTTTGATTTGACCATTAACCTTATCTAACTTATCTAACTGAGCAATAACATCGTTTAGAATACGTTTCTGTTGCTTCTGAGCAATAGTTTGTAGTTCTAATGGTATTTCTTCTAGCCTATCGCTTTTCTGCTTTATAAGGGCTTCAAATGAAGGCATTTAGTTAGGCTTTTGGTGGTGTGTATATTTGTGGTTGAACAGATGCGTTTATTTCGTCAGCTTTTTTCTTTGCTAGATCATGCAATGTAGCTATCTGTAATTCTAAATCTTTATCCATAAAGTTCTCATCGGTATTTAACGAATCGTTTATAAAATTCAATACAGACGAATGTAAAATGTCTTCCCATTTAGATACGGTACCTCTCGCTAACTTCATATTAATCTCATCCTGAGAAAGTCCCAATAATCTATCAGCACTCATTACCAATTTAAAAATACCTGTCGACTTTTGGTTATCGCCATAATAAGCATTGATGTATTGCAATAATAACAATTGGATGAATGCAGGAGGTAAGTTATTTTTAATCGCATTCCCAATATCAATTAAATAATCTTCTGAAGATTTAAAGTCAAACGTCTTAGGATAACTCATAGCAACACCTTGAAAAGAATCGCCATATCTTTGCTCACCAATAGCATTTAAACAAAATTCGTATATCTCAAATATTTGGTCTGAGATAGGTTTAACAAAAGCATACATAGCTTTGTTATCTAAACTCATTCCAGTAGCTGTTAAATTCTCAGTACCTTTTACTTCGCTATTAGATGTCTGTAAATGCAGAATCTTTCTAGCCTTATCCGTATCACTTGCTACTTTCTTATCTATAAAGTCTAAGGTATGAATCTCAGGAGAAACATATTTTAACGGGTCTTGTGTACTCTTTTCTTCACCTACTGCAAACTTAGTAGTAGGGTTTAATAATAATGTGCCTAATGGACTAATACGAGATTTTAAGCCTATGCCATTACAAGAAGGGCAAGTCTTTTCAATTCCATTAGCTATAATTCTACCTTCAGAACAAATAAATCCTTCTGAATCTTTAAACTCACAAGGCGAACCATACATTACTTTAACAGGAAATACGCACGAATTAACTAAGGCTTGTAAAAAGTTAGCATTCGTAGCAACCAAATCTAGTAAGTCGGTAGCATAAGAGAAAGGTGATTGCCATAAAATATCGTCACCCTTTAAAGTTGGTATTCCTTTTAATTGATGTACTTGACACTCGCCTATGTTATGCTCAAAGAATAATTCTATTCTAAATAAATTATCTTGTTTACGTCCGTATTGAACTATAAAATAGATTGCATTGCGTGTATATAGCTCATAAATGTTCCCTTCTTTTACTTGCTTACCTCCAAACTCTACAACCGACTTATCACAACTAAGGAATAAATAATACTCGTTTTGTTCGTACTCGATTACGTCTTTTGATGGGTAATAATAAATAGTAGGCTTATATAATTCGTTTGAAATTATAGGCTCATTAGCTTCGTTTAATTCATACTCAATTTCTTCAGGACGTACACCAATAAAACCATTAGCATCAATGGTTTTAATAGCTGGTAAGATTCCTTTTATAAAGGTTTCTAAAGAGCCATAAATAGGGATGTCATTTTCTACATAAGACTGAAAAGTTAAATCAGCACTTTTATAAGTAGCGTCATCTTCTCTATAATCAATTCCCCAATTACCATCGGCAAAAGGTCTTTGAATCGTATTCATATAATCTAAGAATACAGGTAGAGTGTGTTGCTTGTAGTTGTTCTTTATGTAATCAGCCTCCTTTTGAGTTTGATTAGGAGATCGAAATTCAAATAGTTTATCAGGGTAAATGCCTTTTACAGCGTGGTATGAATTAGCCTCTGCAAGGTCTACCGTGTCCGTATAAAGGTCGTGTAGTCCTATTTGCTTCTTTTGTGATACGTTTTTAGTAGCCTCTACCGATAACAATAGGGCTTTATCAAGAATCTCCTGTTCTGTTGCCATTAAGCAGTAACCTTAATTTTAGTTTTAACGATGGTATCACCTGCCCAAACATTACAGCTACCTTTCTTTTTACCTCCACAAGCCTTAACCTGTGGGCGGTCTGTTTTTATAGTTTTTCGCATATTCAAAATTAATAATTATTAGACACTTATTTGCATTTTATTAAATACAAATTAACTCAGGTATAGGTATTAAATATTTGCCCTTGTAAATTGGATTTAACTTAGCCATTAATTCATCTTTAAAGTTCCAAGCTAATATAATACAAAACTCAGCATCACAGCCTTTTACCTCGTCTATTCCGACAATCTTTATTCCCGTTCCTGCTGCATACTTGCCTATCTTCTCAGGTGTTTCATCTGCTATAAATCTAATCAACTTGCTATCAATCTGTGATGAATTTAACAACGTATTACCTTTTGCTGAAGCTCCAAACCCTATACAATTACCATTAATTGCTTGTAGGTTTAAATTTAGATTCTCAATCATATCGTAAACCTTATCCGACCACCCTAAATAAATATCAGCCTTATTATAACCGCCTTTTATTTCTAAGTTTACAAAAGTAGATACATTACGACTTACTTTGTGGTCGCTTTCTTCATGTGCAATAGTTACTCTTATTGTACCTCCGTGAATAGATTTCTTTTCAGCATCAATAATCTTCATATCTGAATTAGAACACAATCTCATAATAGGCAATAAACTAAAATAAGAAAGATGCTCAAAGTAAATAGTATCAAACTCATTATTTTCAATAAAATCTACTAAGTAAGGAAACTCTAAAACTAGCACCCCGTTTTTATTTAATAAGTTCTTTGATGCTGATAAAAAATCAACTACATTATCAACGTGAGCAAATACATTAGTCGCTGTGATTAAATCAGCCTTACCAAACGTGCTTAAAATAATATCTGAATTTGGGTAATTAAAGAAGTCAGCATAGGAATCAACACCAATTTCTCTAGCTATTACGCAAAGGTTTTTTGCTGGATCTACATTTAAAACTCTTAATCCTATCTCATCTTTGAACTCTTTTAACAAAGCCCCGTCATTACCTGCTACGTCAATATGGAATGAATCTTTATTTAAGTTGAATTTAACGGCTAAGTCTTTAGCCATTTGTCGAGAGTGCTTTACATAACCACCATTGATTGAACTACGATAAGTATAATACTCGTATAGTTCCGATGGGTCAACAACAATAGATAATTGGGATAGCCCACATTCATCACAAAACATTAACTCTAAAGGATAGCGCTTTGCGTCTTTCGCCTCTTTCTCAGAATCAAAAAGACTATTAGCCATAGGCATTAATCCTAAGTCTAAGTATTTTACTAATTTATCGGAGTTACATACTCGACAATTGGTGTGCTGTTTTGGTGCTGCCATAGCTTGGTGGTTTATTTAGTTTAGCCATAGTTTTAGTTGTTTAGTTAAAATCTTATTATTACTAATGCGTTATCGAATCTTCCGTTCGCTCTCATGTCGATTATCTCTACGTTCTTGTGCATTCTCATATACCTGTGTCGCTCAATATCTAAAGCAAGTAAATCTTCAATGACGTATATCCCACCTTTATTCATCTTGCCTTTTAATAGGTCAAACGTGTCGAGCTGGTCTTGTGTCATGTGGCTACCATCGTCTATGATAATATCAAATGTTTTAAACTCAATAGTCTTTAAGAAGTTTGCTTTTGTTGCATCTGCTTCGATAATTGCCACATCGTTTTTGTATTTCTTAGGTGTGAATACTACCGATATATCTACTCCAACAATCTCAGAGTTATCAAAGTACTCATCGAACAAGTCAATAGAGTCGCCCATTGCTAATCCTATTTCCATGAATGAACAGCCTTTTTGGAATGGTGCAAATAGTTTATCGTAGGTGTCTACGTAGGTGTGAATGCCGTCCTTGTCGTTGCATCCTATATCTACTCCTGAATGATTACCAATACGTGCAAAAATTTCTTTTAGTGTTTTCATAATATTTCTTTTAAAGGTTTTATTTGTTCGTTCCATTTATAACCTTCGTCATATTCACAAAGGTAGGTGTAATTATTAGCGTATAAATCAACTTCGCTCATTCTAACATTAGGCAAATGTAAGAATTTTTCATTCATTAACCTAAATATTTTTTGATTAAAGGCTTTCGATATGTGGTTAAACGTCCAAAAGTATCTTACTTGTTTGTACTCGTTCTTAAATATCTCAGCAAACTCAGGAAAATCAGTCTTAGAACAAATATCGTAAAACCTTTGTAAGTTCTTTTCCCTTACTATATCTATTTTTTGTAACGTGTAATCGCTTAACTTTCCGTTTACGTTATAATCCTGCGTTGCTAGTTTTCGTAGCTCTAAATCAAAAGAAATTATCTCTCTAGTAAGTACAAATATATCATTATAATTAGGCAAAGTAATATCCTGTTTAGGACTTAACCCAAATTGATAGATATTCTTTTCGGCTGACTTATCGCAGTTAAACATCTCAGCATTGCCATAGTATTCATGGATAAATATTGAACAGCTTTTTAATACGTCTAATAGATATTGGTTGCTTTCTTGTTTGATTAGTTCGGCTGTATAGTCAGTTCTGTTTTCTTGCATATCCCAATTCCAATTAAAAGGGTCTAGAAAGTGAATCGTAAATCTGTTTCCGTTTTGATTATTCCAATCGTTAAGATAAGTTAAGTATGGAACAGCACGACACGAACCTATAATTAAAATAACCTCAGAGCCACTACCAGTAGAGTAAGTCCCTTTTTCGAATTGCTGTTGTTTTATTTGAATAGTGTTTATCATTCCATTTCGTATATGTGACGTTTAACTTCGTGCCAATAATCTAGGTCTTTTATTCCGTATTTGTGTAGCGTTCTAACTATTTCGCCTATCTGCATTGTTATCCTTTGCTTTGCTTCTAAAGTGTCATCAGCCCAATAAAAAGCGTGAATCTTCCAAAGGTTGTCGGCTTGTTGTTTAGGCGTTAAGTCCATGTAGCTTTATCATAATATACTCGTCTAATTCTCTACGCTGGTCTTGTTTAACTCTATAAAAGTAATGAGGGCTATTTGATACATCTTTAAAGTCTTCAAAGTTAAAACTTTTTCCGAAACCATAAGACAAAAGACTCCAACCAGTTTCTGTTTTATTTATAGAGCATGAATTGCCATCTTTAAATGGTATACCTAAATTTTTAACCACTAAAGACATTGACTCATCTTCCATATATTTATGATTCCACTCTGTTTTATTATCTACTATTTGCTTTACTACGTCCCTTGAAATAATGTAATGACCTCCACCCCATACAAAGTCGAACGTATCTCTTTTTACTGTTAACCCTTCAAATATATTTTGGTCTGGTAATGTTTGAACGTACTGTATTAGCTTCTTTTTATTAACGTAGCAAGATGAGTGAACTCTAGCGATGTAATCAAACTCATAATTATTTAAAGCGTATTCTAAGCCTTGTATTGTTTTTTCTCCCATATTTTCAAGTGATTCGCTTACAGGTAAGCAAACACAATCTTTGCTATTTCTAGGGAATGCAGATATGCCGAAATAATAAAGCGTTTCGCATCCTTCAATATTGTGAGAATCCCACGTTGCTTTGCTCGTATCGACCATCTTTCCGTAAGGCCTTGTTTCACAACTGAGAACTAATATTAGGACTTTTTTACTCATTGCTTAATCTATTGGAATAATATTAATTTTGTGAGGCGACATTATTGCTTGATGATAAGGGGTAAACACAAGCCTCTTTATACCATCTTTATCTTTTTTATATATGCCTATAAACTCCCCATTACTAGCTTTTACTTCATATTTTTTACCTAGCGTTAATGCCTCTAAGTCTTTAAACGATGTCCATTCTATCCAATTTTGTCTATTCATAGTTTTAAATTTTAGGATAAATAAAAATGATTCCTCTGTTAGCTCCGTTTGCCTCAGTATTATAATGGTATTCGTAACCACTAGGATAAATAGCTGGTAGCAATGATTCTATTTCTGAAAACTCCAAAGCATAGTTATACTCATCATATCCAAAGTCTTTATTCGGCACTTTAAAATCGTGAATACAAATAACAGGATTAATATTTAGTTCTGCAATTAGTTTTAATTCGTCTTTTAATGGGCAAGGTGTATCGTGCCAATGCGAGTCGATGTAAATTAAGGTGCTTTTTGTGTGGTTTGCGTTCGCTAAGAAGTCAATTGAATACATCTCTAATACTGGTAAGTTCTTAGCTCTTGCAATGTCATAAAACTCTTTATTAGGCTCACAACCAAATACTGTTTTAAAGTTTTTAGTAAACCATTCTAAAGATGCACCATATTGAGAGCCTGTTTCTAAAACAACCTCAATACCAAACCTCTTTTTTAGTTTAAGTATTTCAACAGGAATAAAAGTATCGTTTTCAAACGGGTGCTGACCATTCATAGTTATAAGTCTTTAAATTCGTTAATCATTTTTTCAAACTCAGTATAAGAATGATACTGAATAGCTTTAGGTCTTGTGTATTCCCAAGTATCTGTATTCACAAAATTATACTTTTCTCTTTCGTATTTCCAAGCATAAGCCCCGATTGCATTGTACTCCGAAAACCTTTGCGAAGTCATTATAATATACTCCAAATTAGGCTCGTATTTCTCAATATTAACCAATGTACTCCGATGGTATATTAAAGCGTTTCTACGCATCCATTCAAACTCTTGAGGCTCTTTAATAAACGTTTCCGTTGGTTCTTTCCAGCATATCGCATCGCCAACTTTATCATAAGAGGTGTATAGTATTTCGGGTTTCCCATCTGCAATAAAATCCTGTAAATTAATTGGGTGGTCAAAAATTAAATCTGAATCAGAGAATAAGATAAATTCAGCATCCGTATATTTGTGGGCTTGAATCTTACAAAGCTGTTGGTATAAATAACCTGTTCCGTATTCTTTTACATATTGAATAGTCGCTCTTTCGGGCAACACAATACTTTCAAAATATCTTTTATCATTTATAGGAACTAAGATAACTATGTTTCTATATCCTGTTACGAATTTAGATAGCGAACGCAAAGAGTATTCGAGCCACTTTTTATCTTGGTGATAGGTCTTATAAAATATGTCTATACTCATATCTGCTTTCTTTTTGAATTAGTGTAAATGTAATTATAAACGTATGTACTCATTTTACCTACATCTGTTGTACTATTGAAACTATAAAGTCCTGTTTCCCATATTAAATAACGTCCCGTTTTTAACCATTGATCGTGATTATATTGAGCATTATGGTTTAAGTGATAAGCGATATTCTGCTTTACAAATGTTAAATCTATTCCCTTTTGATTTGCTGAATAAGGTATCCAGTAATCAAAGTGGCATTGCCCTAAACAAAAGATAGTCTGAGCAAACACACTTAACCACTTCTTATGAATAAAGAATAAGTCAATCCCTGCTAAGTATTGCGCCCCTACATAATCGCCATTATGATTAACTCTATTCCCCATTACTATTGATGTTTCCATTTCAACACTTATCCTTTCAATAGTTGCAACATCACATCTTAACTCTATGTCTGAATTGATAATACAAAAATGGTCTTCGTTTTGTTCTTTAGCCCAATCCATAATAGCATTTACAGACGGGTAAGGTCTGCCAAATGTATGTTCCATAGTCCTTTGTGTAGGGATAAAAGTAACATCAGGATAAAGAGGGGCTAGTAGTTCACACTCATCTTTTCCGTTTATTGAGTAAACCTTAAAGCCAATAGCAATCCAAGACTTTACAGCTTTTAGTTGTATGCCTTCGTTAATGTGTTTGGGTGCTATGGAAGTAACGGCTATCATTAGTTAAGGCAAATATAAGTATAATGTAGTATATCCTTACTATAAAAAACCATTAAACTAAAGTTTTCTTTTCCTTTAATTGTTGCGGTGTCCCCATTTATGCAGTTTAAATCTACTGTATAAATCATTTATTATTAACGTGCTTATTAGTTAATATATCCCTTGCCTTAAACAAATGCTCAAAGCCTCTTGCCTTATTCATTACGTGGCAAATCCTATCGTAGAAATCTACGTAAACACTTCTTACCGTATGCCTGCCACCATATAAAGTAAACATAAAGAAGTCATTTTGTAACTCGCTTAATGTCCTAGCATCTATTAGATTACCGAAAAACATAGGCTCAAAATCAACTCTAGGATTCACCCCTAACTTAATTAATGAAGCATTAAAGAACAATTCATCAGGCAAACTTAACCCCCATTTAGGTTCTATCTTTTCAGAGTTAAACCCTTTACTATAATAATCATTAGCCTGTTCAAATACTTCGTTATTCTCAAAGTAAAACCAACTAGAATTAATCATTAAGCCTTGTTCAACTCCAAAAAACTCTTTGAATGTTTCCGCATCAGTCCATTGTACATAATTATCTAGCACATTGCCTTTAAATCCATTGCCTAATAGCTTATTGAATAGCGGTTGAATATCTTGTAACACTAAACTATCAGCATCGATATAGAGCGTTTTATCATAGCTAGAATACTTGTAAATATTTAACTTAGCTAATGCAGGTTGAAACATTCCATCGTTAATATAGTGATGTCGGGCTATTGTTTTAATAGAATCAAATACTAAATAATGCTCAGGTCTGTAATGCTTTTGGTGTTCATTATCGGTTACTAAGGTTATACTAGTAGAAGGGTTATAATGCTTAATACTTAAAGCAAGGTTATAAGCTCCCATTGGATAGGACTTGTTTTTTAAAGAAAGGATTATTACACCTTGCATTAAATTTTAGTGTCTTTTATAATCCCGTTACCATTCCATTGTTTACCATTCTCATAGAATACTTTGTACTTTCTTACAAAACGCTCTTTAAAGGATTCTAGCCCTAACATAAAGCATTCTGCTCTTTGTTTACTCGATGTTTTACTCATAGTTTTAGTTTTTTAGTGTATGCAAATATAATAATTTATTTAATACAAACAAAAAAACCTTACACATTTCTGCATAAGGTTTTCCCCTTTAAAACACACGCCAAAAACTAAGTGAAAATTCCTACTGGTGCTGTATAAAGTGAAGGCATATCTTTCTGTCTCCAAGTAAACTTGTTGTTGAAAAACATATTCACGTTATTGTCATTCTGAATCGGCAACCCTCCTGTAAAGGAAATAGCTGAATCAACCCACAAAACTTTAGCACCTGCTAAACTTTCTTCTGTTCCTTTTAAATACAAAATTGCACCTCCCATTACTTTACCTCCTAAAAGTTGGTTGTAAGTGTTGATGTTGTTTTGATTTACGTTTGAATCAATAGCTGTTCCTGAACGGTCATAAGTCACCAACTTGGGTGTTCCTCCTACTATGTTTGAATCAACAGTTACTGCACTCGGTTCGTCTAAACCGATTTTGAGATTGTCAAACTTGGTAGCTCTACCTGCTGCAATCTCAGCATTTATTTGTGATGCTGAACTTGGGTCTGTTAATTGGTGGTTACACTCTAAAAGAATAGTCCCACTAATACCAGCCAATAGCTCCTCACCGCAATCATTAAGAAGATGCGTACCTAAAGTATCTGCACAATCATAATTAACACAATTTGCCATTTTTTATAATTTAATTTTTAATCATTCAATTTAGCCTTGAACGAATAGGCTACAACGCATTAAGTTACAACGCAATATAACTATAATGTAACTACTCTATAAAAAACATAAACAGTAATATCGCTATTACCTGCTGTTGGGTTTCCTGTTGCAACTTTAACTTGCAATGCAGTATTTGTTAGTATTTGAGTTTCACCTGCTGCTGCTGCCGTTCCTGATGTGAACTTTGTAGTTTTAGTAACCGTTCCAACCAAACAAGCAGTATTCTGCATTTGCGCAGCAGTAGCTCCAGTGTTTATTAATTGCAATGACGTATTAGTAGCGTAGGCTATCGAATTATATGTCATTAATGCACTTGCTGAAATAACTTCAATAGCCGTTCCTGCCCCAGTGGCTGCCACAATTGTAAGCGGAGTACCATTTAATACCAAAATCTGAGCGGTAGTTATTGTTAAAGATGCTTTGTAGGTCAGCTCTCCTGCCGTACCACCTATAATAGAGGTTTGTAAGTCATCAAAGTCAATTTTATAATCTACGTTACTTCTTACAACGTGGTATAAGTCGCCTGATGTAGATGAGGCTAATGCCGTTAATTGTGGTACACTTTTATCTGCCATTTTTTATCCGTTTATTAATATTCCGTAACCGTCTGTTTGAACTATTCTAAATGCTAAGTCATTAGCTTGTAGTAAGTAATCAGGTGGCAATGTACAAACATTTTCAGTATCAGAACAGTTAATGTTTTTAATATTCTGCGTTGTTTTGCTTACTGCTATCTTTACCTTTCCTAAGTTATCTTGACTGTCATCGTACTCTACACTATATTCGTCATCCTCTACAAAATAAGGCTCTAAATTTATGTAAACATTATCAAAACCTAAAAGCAATCTTAAAAAATCGTGTACATATTCAGGTTGTAAATCAATGCACAAATCTTTTGTCTTTCTGCCTGAGAAATAAACATTCTTTTTAGTCCCCAAACTATCTTCAAATATTGTGCGTTCGTTTTTGTACTTCGATTGACGTAACTTTGCATTTAATCTTATTCTTGGAGTGAATCCACTATTAGAGAAGTTAAACCCTAATCCGTTTTCATTGTTACACGCATTAATTAATAAGGTGCAATCGTCTGTATAGTCAGATAAAACAAATGTATTAGAAGTTGAATTACATACATAATCAGCAGGCAAAACCTCACAAGCACTAACAGTATCTATTGTTGCTGTTCCGCTAATCATTACAAATACTAAACTAAAGCTACCTGCACATATTCCAGTTACTTGTTGCGTACCAATACCTGAGATAGTGCCTACTAAATTGTTTCCAAAGTAAACTCCTATCGTACCTGCACCTGCTGATATAGTTACTGATATACAATACGTTGTAGTAAATGAGTTAAAAACATTTGTTTGTGTTAAACCTTGAGACTCACTAACTGAATACAATCCTACCATTGTATTTGCTGAGTAAGTCCAATGTACACCATAGCTCCAACCCGTAGAAGAACCTGTAAAAGTTCCATTTGTAATATCGGCAGGGTAGTTTTGCCCGTTAGTATTTATACATGGGTCAAGCAAGCAAATATAGAAACAACCATTTGATAAACCTTCGGTACTCCAGTCTAGAGTAACTGTAGCTGTATTGTCTACAAATTCAAAATAAGACGGGTGCATAACATAGCTTATTTGAGACTCAAAAGTTCCATCGCTTCTATAAATAGCAAAAATTAAGTTCGTTAATATCTCAAGAGAAGTCAAGGACGAAATACAAATATTTGTATCGTCAGTCATAGCCACTAAAAACAAAGGATAGTTAAACACACCAAAAGGCGTATCTGCAAATCCGTAAAAAGTATATGTTCCTGTTGAGGTTATGCTTCCAATCGTTAAAGCTCCTATTAACACATCGACTTGACCTCCTACACTTATAGAATCTACTATTACAGTTACTTGGTAGTAGCCACCTGCTGTAAAGATTGATAAAAAGGTTGTTCCGCTTGTACCCGTTGCTGCACTTGCTCCCAATAAATCACCTCCAGTTAAACATAGTGTATTATCAGCAATCGCCCAATTTTCAGATAAAACATAGTTATCAGGGTCACTAAAATTAGGGTCTACTAATATTTCTTGGGCAGAAATACAAGGCTCTAGCTCAAATTGAAACTGAGTAGTGTCGGTATTATCTACCAACTGATTAATAGTTGTTTCATCAGTATTACAAGCGTCTACTTCGCCAAAAAATACGGGTTGATTAGGTATCCAAGTTGCCATTATTGACTATTAGTTATGTTGCTTATTAATTCTAATTTAGTTTCACCATTATAATACTTTCTAACAGTTTTTCTTATCCATCCCAATTTATTTGTTAATGGTCTATAATTAAAAACGATTGATTTAGATAAATCTAACTTTAAAGTATTATATGTATCGCTTGAAATTGGATATTCAAATTCAAATTTACTTGTTTTATATGGTGTAGTTATTTCAGATTGAAAAACCCCTCCCGATGTTGGTGCAGATAAAGTTCTAAACCATGTGTATTGAACATCTGCGGCTGCAAATCGCATAACAATACTGCTATTTATTAAACAGTTCACGGGGCAATAATGAAAATAGAATGCTACTCTCACATAATCACCTACTGCTAAAGTAAAGCTATCCGTATGGCTTACTTGGTGCCACCCCATTGCACTATAAAACCCTGTCGGAGCAGAAGGGTCTTCATTACTAGACGTTTCAAGTAGTGTGCCTCCAGAATCAAACCTTCTAAACTCGGCAAACACCTTGTAATACATATTGAAATTAAACCCACCAAGAAGAGTAGGTGAATAAGCTAAAGCCGTTTGAAATACATACTCGCCAGCTACTGAAGCCGTGTACCTTGAAGTTCCTGCATTATAATTACCTGCTGTATCGTAATTTGGCAATGTAAAATCGTCTTCAAATGTAATATACTCAGCAGAACGGACGTAATATCTAGCTGATGGAGCAGCAGGGCAAGGCGCACCGCCTGACGGGAAAATGATACCACCCCATGAGTTTTGTGCTATGTTCTTAGTTGCCATAAACCCAACTATTGCACCTGATAATGATAACGATAAAGAACCATTATAGTTATATCTAGCTGATACCTCTTTATTTGTTAAACTAGCGTTATAGTAATATGGCGCAGCTAGTGTTGTTGGACTTGCTGTTTGTGTTGCCTGTGTTGTACTTGCTTCTATAAAGAAAACATTTTCATCATAAGCATCATTAGATGTTACCGAATAATAAAGCTCCTCTATAATATTAGAATCACTTATAAACTCAGCATAAAGGTCTAAAACTTTATCTATATTACATTCACTTTGTAAGTAGTATTCCTCTTGCTTAAATGATAAGAACCTAATATATCCAAACGAATGAATAGAGGCATTAAATGTGGCTGTTATGCCTCCGAACTTAACACTAGAATAAAGAACTTCATTATTAAACGATTGCCTTAAATCTTCTATATTGTCTATCTGTATAGAACTAGTTTGATTAAAAAAATAACCCTCCTCCTCTATTTTTATTGTTGGTCTACCATCACTACCTGTTATCATAGTGAAAGCAATAGGATATTTTTTATTAACCTCTTTAAATAAATCCTCAAAAGATATAAAAGGCGATAACCCAGATGCAGGAACTCTTATCCCCTGCCCACTAATTAAGTTTAAGTTTAAAGTAGCTAAATAAGTACTCTCAAACCCAACTAAATTATCGGACATAAACTCAATTAGAAATCTAAAGGTATCATGTACCTCAAAAACTTTTCTAGTTACTCCTGCATAAACTCCAGTACTTGGAATAAAAAAATCTACATCAGTAAAAGTTGTTGTTACTAAAGTTTCTTCGTTCTTTGTTTTATCTGTATCAATATAAACCTTTATTGATTTGTTCCTGTAAATTCTAGCCCCAAAATTATTATCTTCAACCTCGCAATCTACTATACATTTGTTTAGATTAAATTTACATTCGGTTAAAAAAATATAACCTTGTAGTATAGTGTTAAAATTAATTCCATCACAAGAATAATCGACCTTTAATTCAACTAATTTACAAAACCCATTCTGAGTATATTGGCTATAAATATAATCAAACCCTCCAGCATTAAATTGAAGTTTTATCTCATATTTAGGTAGCAGCCCTTTTATAACATCGTCCCTCTCTATTGTTTCAGAGAAATCAGTCCAGTTAATAGGATCTGTTACTAATGTATTATCTAAATAGAATCTAAACATTTACCATTTATGATTACTGCGTTGGCTTCCTTCTATTTTCTTACCTAAGTATAAAGCTATCTCCTTATCATTCTTTCTAGTTTGCTTCATGCTGTCTAATAAGTTACCATCCTTAAAATTAAGACCCATAGAGTTTGCTAAGTTACTTGCAAATGATTTCTCTTTGTTTTCTGCGCTCTTTTGTTGTTGAGCCTTTAATGCAGGTGCAATATAGTGGTCAAATATAAATTGTTGCCCTTTACCGCTATTGATTGCTCCTAATAGCTTATCGTTTTTCATTGCATCGTTACGATTGATAATCATTTCATCACGTTCTGCTTCGATTAAAGTGCCTCCTTGCGAGTGCAATCGCCCATCTATCTTACCACCTTTAGCAAACTTTGGTGTAGGCTGAGACGTTATTACGGCTATTTGAACAGCACCAGCAGCAGCCGTTAAAGCAGCTAAAGCAATATTTGCAGGAGTATAAGGAATAGAACCCAATGCAGCAATAGTAGCCTGAGCTGTTGCCATTATGGTCTGTATTAACATTATCTGTTTATTTGCTTCAAATGTTCTACGCTTTATCTCTTTTTCTTTTTCTGCTGACCTTTTATCTAACTCCGCTTTCTTTTGGTCGTACTGTTCTTGTGTAATTAACTTAGCGTCTAATTGTTTTTGTAGTTCGTATGTTTCAGCATCGTTTACTTCTTGTGTTTCTTGTATTCTTTTATCTGCAATATTGGTGTTTATCTGAGCAATACCGCTAAGTGTTGATTGCACAAAATTCACAAACTCTTGTTCTACTTTCTTTTTATCTTCTATAAACTTTTTATACTCAGCAATATCTATTTTATATTGTTCTGCGTTTTGTCGCATTTGTTCTTCTTTCTCTCTTTTATCTATTGCTAATATTTCATCATCGATAATCTTTTGGTCGCTTAATTCAAGGTCGTGTTGTTTATCGTTAAATGTTTTATTAATGTTTGAAATAGCATTTTGGCTAATCAATGTAGCATCGGCTCTTTTAACCCCAGCATCTATTGCCGCCTTTTCTGCAATTAATACCTCTTGTATAGCTGTCCCTCTTGCTAATTCAATTTTTTCGTATTCTGTTTTAGCAAACTCTTTTACTCTTTCTTGGTCTGCTTTTACATCTAATTTAATCAACTCATCAAGCAACCCCTGCCTTTTATCTAAAGCATCTTGTATAGCTTTTTTTTCATCGTCACTTAATTCAGGCTTAATTCTTTCTTTATCTAAATTTTTAAGCCGCTCAGCAAATTTTAGTCTTAGCTGGTATTCTGTTAAGAAAGACCGCTTTAAATTAATATCTTGAGTTTTTAGCCCTTGCTCTTTAGCATATTGTATTTGGAACTCATTATCTTGTATAGCCTTTAATCTATCTTTCTCTGACTTTTTAGAGTTATCAGCTATTTGTTCAAACTCTTTTTTATAAAAGTCTTGAGTATTAGAATTAACTTGGGCTAAAACCTTTTCAGCTTTTGTTGCACCCTCACCAAATTGCTCGAAAAAATCAACAACACCTGCACCTGATTCAATTAAAAATTGACCAACACCTACCTTAAATTCATCCCACGCAACACCTAACTTAGCTATTTTATCGGCTGTTGTTTCCGCTAAATCTCCTTGTTCTTGAAGTGATTTATTTACAATACCTCCAACAGCTTTTGCAAAGTCCCCTGTTTTCTGAAACTCCTGTTGTATTTGCTGTGCTGAAATACCTAAGTTATCTAGAATAGGTATAGACTTGCGAGAAATACCTAACACAATAGACTCAGTAAGGTAATCAACCGACTCCCCTGTTTCCTGCGCTCTTTGTGTAGCAAACTTAAAAAGTCCAGCTAATTGGTCTAATGGAAGTTTAAAGTTATTGGCTTGTACTGCTGACTTCATTAAATTTAAATCAGAAACAGTCCCCTTTGTTGCTTTTCTTAAATCATCAAGTAATTTAGGATTATTTAGCTTATTAAATGCCTTTTCAATCCCCTCTAATTTACCAGCTAAAGCAACAGCCTCTTTCCCAAACTGAATAACTTGAGTTACTCCAAAAGCTACTCCCAAAGCCCCCGCCATTTGTACAGCAGTTTGTTTAATAGATGCCCCTGCCGATTCAAAATGTTTTTCTGTATTTTTTGCGGAGGCTTTAGCTGTTTCATCAATACTCTTTAAAGCCTGCTCAACAGATTTTAATTGAGCCCTCATCCCAGCTACCTCAACTTTATAATCTATTATTATTTGCTCACTTGCCATTGTCTATATCGTCAATAAAAAGTTTAAATCTTATTAAAAAATCTTCAACACTTAACTTTAATAACTCATTATACTCTATTAAGTTATTACCCGATATAATCATAAGCGACTGCTTAAAATCTGAAGCTGACTTTCTGATAGTTTGCCGAATAAAGTTTCCACCATTTTTGCTGTTGCGTTGCGGTGGGTTACTGAGTCTAGAAGTAAGTTCTTGAATTCTTCCGTTGTAATATTCGACCAGTTTAATGCTTTTAAGAACTCTTGAATGTTCAAAAAAAAAGTGTCATTCTCTTGATTGAGCCTTCTGAATGATTCAACTTTTTGCATTTGAATATCATTGTTAAAGGTTGTTATATCTTCATCGTGTCTTATGAATTGTACTGCGATAATGTTGTAAAATAACTCATCGTGTACTACCATTGTTTTTCTATCTCTTATCTCAGTAGAAACAAATCCAATCTTCGCCCACTCTTTAGGATTCTTAATAGCATTTACAATAGATGAATCTAATTTATCCAACAATACTTCTAATTCGTCCCCTGTTATTCCAGCACTTAACCATTTAATGTATTCGTGTAACTTACCTAATCGAGCCATTGGCAATCCTAACTCCTTTCCAAACTTATAATATCCATTACCCTCTAAGTCATTAAAAGCAAAGGTTAAATTTTCCTTTACTATCTTTGTCCCGTTCTTTTTATGTAGGTAAGCTAAAAACTCTTTTTCATTCTTAGCAAAATACTTCTCTTTATTGAATATACTTAGCATAGATCGACCATATAAAAGTTTGAATGAATGAAGCTGAGATACAAGTGATAATAAGAGTAGGTATAAGGTCTATCGTTAAGCCATTCAAGGCAACAAAGACCGTTACACCCCATATACTCGCAAAGCAAGTAATACATAATACAAAAGGTTTACCAATGTAGTTTATTAATTTGTGCTTTAGTATAACTTTTTTAAGGCTAGGAACTAAAGACTTGTCGTACTTACTGAAGTGTTCAATACGTTGTGATATTGTTTCGTAGTGGTTATAATTATCGTCAAATGGTTTACGGATAAAGTGTAACAACTGCCCTTCGTCCGTTACGATGCGCCAACCTAAACAAAATGCTACTATCCAAAATAATGTTATCATGCTACTTCTAAAGTTTGTGATGAATAGTTTTGGTTAATATCGTAGTAAGAATTAAACACGTTTAAAGCCTGTATAGTATAACAGGTTGCTGTTGTTACTCCGATAATTAGATTCTCTTGTGATTCAATTGAGTCCCCTAAAGTATTTATCCATACTTCATAAGCTGTTAATGTAGCTAATGGAAAACCATCAGTTAAAGTAATAGTTAGAATCTTTGAAGCACTAGACGTTACGTAATACGTATGAATCTTACCAGTAGCTAGTGATTTAAAATAAATAGCGTATGGTGTTAAAGCTAAAGGTGCTTCTCCAATAATAATTGAATCAGTACACAAGCTAATAGCCTTTAATTTAGTACAAGCGGAACATAAACTCATATTGCAAATTTAACTTTTAATAGAGTTTTATTTGCATTTTATTAAATACTATTTCCGTTGGTGTTGCTCAATCCATTTGTAGTAAATATTATGGATTAGATAACGTATCGTGTCAATATAATCGGCTCTTTGGTTTACGTCCTTTCGGTCTTTCTTTAATATACCTCCAAAAGCATCTACCTGAACATTACGCATATCTCTTATTGAGTTTACGCATCGTTTGTTTATCTTAAAGTCAGGGAAATGATAAAGAACATAGTTTACATCAGCTCTGCTATTTTCGTGTGTTGGGTTATTGCTTACTTTAATCTGTGATTCTCGCATTCCTAGACCTCTAATTAACTGAAGGTATAAAGAAGCATTGTCACGCTGAGATATGTCGCCACGATTACCCATTGCATCACCTGTTAGTATAGCATTAGGCAAAGAGTTATTATATTTTGTTTTAATCGCATCTACCATAGCAGGAATACTACCCTGTTTAATTTCCATTTCATCAAATTGATGTCCGTGTATTCCTTTATCGTCTTGCCAATAGTGATGGAATGTTACACAGAACGGAGTTAAGTTAAAGTCAATACTAATAATTAGTTGTTTTTTAGTGTCGTACTCTACTGACTCAGACACATGCTTACTATCTAGCCATTGAGTAGCAAATGGGCTTTGTACCTCTCTCGATGCGTTCCAATCCCCGTATAATAACCTTTGCTTGTCATAGTCTGAGGTTAATCGTTCTAGCTGCTGAACATAAAGAGCCTTAAACTTCTCATCAGGATTCTCACTAACTAAAGATTGCACGAACTTTTGATGTGGTTGTAACTCTACCCTTAGATCATCCTTTATGATAAACCTTTCTTTTATAAATCCATCGGCAGGATTGCCAGTACAAAACAATTTAGGTACTAATCCGTAATCATCTAGCTTCCATCTTATACGAGTACTTACTATCTCAAAAGCCTTTAATGTTATTTCGGTAGCCTCGTCTATAAAAGCATCAGTATATTCTGTTGAGCCTAAAGAAGCAAAGTCAGGGTCGCTAGGATATAAGAATAAATCCTTTAGTACTGTTTGGCTACCATTAGCCCAATTGATTGTATGTTTTTGTGAGTTGTAGGTGTAGTGAGTCCCTGACTTATAGCCCATCATTGTTGCTACCTTAAACAAGGTTACTAATGTAGACTGTTCAAGTATGGCAATCTTAGCTCTACCTATTAACCCTCTACTACCTGCGTATGTAGTCCTGCGATAGATGTGCCAAATGCAACCTAAGTAAGATTTACCACCTCCTGCACCACCACCATAAAGAATTTCATTAGTTGTTTTGTCCTCTAGAAAGTCCCAAGCTATTGTTTGTTTATGAGACAACCCTATTTCTACCTGCCCTTTTTCCAAAGCCTTATTGTTATTGGTCTAGAGTACTTATTTTTTGAATTATTCCGCACTTTTTCTTATGATTGGAGCTGGCATATCCAGTATTTTAACATCACTTTTAACAGGTGCGTTACTTCCAAACCTCTTATTGTATAAATCAATAGCCTTTAATTTGTCCCCATCATATTTAGCCTTTGTCATTATCCTGCATAAGTGGGCATCAACCTCAGCTTGTGTTAAAATATCCTTTATAGCGTTTTTAACGACCTCTGAATCATTTACATCGTTTACTAGCTTAACGGCTTTATCTTTCGCCTGAGCTATCTCTATTGCGTATTTCTTGCCTAATCTACTGCCTTGAGTTCTAGAGTTTCCTCCTGTTGTATTTGTGTTACTGCTTGTTACATAGGCATCTTCTAAGCTATGCCCAATAGAAACAAGTCTAATAAACTCTAAATGCTCTTTACTGATTCCTTTAGATGCCATTAACAATTGATTGCTTTCTCTATGCTGATGCTTCCCTCTCTTTCAAGTTGTTCAACAGCTAATTGATACTTTATTCTAAATACTTTGTTTGTTTTTAGTAAGTCCCTACAAGCAAGGTAAGAAGCCATTGCTGATTCAGGACGTTTTCTATTAAATGCTTTGCTTATCTCTCTGTATGTTAGCGGTTTAATTGAATATACGTTTACTCTCTTGCCTTCTATCTTGCTCATTACCATTCTCTCATCGTAAATCCTATCTCTCATTAAGAATATTGCTATTAGTCTCGCATCTCTATATTTTTGGTTTATCTGTTTACCTTGAATGGTCATTTTATCCGTGTCAAGTTCTAATACTTGGCAAACTAGGTTAATTATGTATTCAGGTGTTAGCACTAGAAATCAATTTTGATTGTTAATAATGCTACGCCTCCTATCCCGTACAAAGTTGTTGAAATTACTGAAAGATTCTTTTGTGTTTTGTCGTATTGTTTCTTTTGGCTTAGATACGTGTCGGGGTTGCTGTATGTTTCATATACAGGCTCTTTAGTGTATATCTTAGCGATGTTAATTAATGACCCAGCGACAAACATAGTACCACTAATGCCTAGTTTAACTCTTGCTTGTTTCTTTGTTTCCTGTGCATTGGTTATTGTAGTCAATAACATAAATGCTGATAATATCATAGGTTTCATAATACAAATGTACAAATAATTTTAATATGATGCAAATCTTTTTTAGTTTAATTATCAATTAGTTACGTTATTTTATAAAAAATAATTGAAATAAAACTTGCAGATTGAAAAAAAGGTGTTACATTTGCCTAAACAAATAATAACACTATGACAGAAAACACACTAGTACACGTAAGAATCAAACCCGAAGTCTTGGAGTTTGTAAAGCGACAAGCAAACAAAGATGGTAGAACCTTAAGCGGAATGATAAACAAATACTTATCCGACCAAAAGAACCGCACCGAGAATAAAGAGAGAAAAGATAAAGAGTAATAACCTTAATAACTAAAACTATGGAAGTACAAGATTTAAAAGTAGCAAAACAACAATTAGAGCAAAAGATATTTGAATTGATTTATCATTTTAATAATGACACTGGTTTAATGGTAAGTGATATAAATATTATAGAAGTTGATTTACATGCAACTCAACAAAAAACAGTAGTCGGAGTTAAAGTTAATGTTAATCTTTAAACCTATGGAAATGCTAACAGGAGAAATAGTAACAATAGACCAAACATTTTACTGCGAGTTTAATGCTTGTATCTTATCGGCTAAACTTATTAGTCATATTGAGTTAATTAATTATGCAATCTGTTTGAACTAATGGGATATGATGACTACAAATTTGAACAGCAACCCGATAACGAGGGGTGCAGATGTGACGAATGTAACGAGTATTTTGATTGCTTTGATATGCGAACCGTTATGTTAAACTTTAAAGAGTTAGAGTTATGTCCTGAATGTTATAAAAAAATAAACGAATAATAAACTAAAACTATGAGCCAAACACTAAAGTATCAAATCAAATCTTGCTTATCACAAGCGGATAGAATCTCAAAAGAATACCCTAACGTGGGTAAAGTAGAGTTCACAATTAAAGACGCATCATACCAAGATGTTAAAGATATTGCAACAGAACGCAATAGAGAGGTTACAATAGCAAACGGAGTAGGGTTAATTTTGGTAACTGAAGGGATCGGATATGTGTTTGTTTACACTAAG